GTGGGAAGCGTCATCGGTTCGCGATGACGCTTCCCACCACCACCAGCGCGAGCCGTTCCAGTTTGCAATTCGCTTTTGCGGAAATTCAGAAAACAAAGGCCACTGAACAGAAGAACCGGTTGAATAACCTTTGTTATTGCTCCACGCCTGATGGCCGAAAACTTCAACTTCTGTCGGAATAAAAACAGTTTCAGCGGTCCACGCCCAGTCGCCTTTTGTATCAAGCAGGCGTCGAACGGTTTTTGGTGTAATTCCGATAGCGTTAACAAGCCCGGTTTTTACCTGGTCGTTTAAGTACGCTTTAAGCTCGCTTGCAGCATATCCGCCGGCATTTGTATTGGTGCTGTTCATTGCTTTTTGCAAAACGCAGTTTTTTGAAATCATCAAAATATGATGTGAAGTTGTCGGCGTATCTCCGACGTTTAAGTAGGTGTCAAAGCCTGCAATCTCAAAGCGTAAACGCTGGTTACTGTTGGAAATTGCGCTTCCGTCAATTGTCATTGATGATACGTCGATATAGTCGCCCAGTCGCAAGCCGTTGAAGTTTCCTGCGTCTGCACGTGTGCGAAGTGCTGCGAAAGCGGCGGCGGGGTTTGCAGCTCCTAAAACTGTAACAAGATTGCGCCCTACGTCCGGGCGGTTTGGTGAAAGATAGCCTTCCAGTCCTTCTGGTGATGTCTTGTACTGGTCGGCAATAAGAATAGAATCATCCTTTTGCGGCGTTCTTGCCGTTAAGGTAGATACCGGAACAATTCCGGTTATGTCATTACTCATAGGTTTATGCTCCTATAAGTAATAGTCAGTTTTGTTTTAGAATTTCAGTTTCATAACGCCAAATTTTTTGAATTTTTCATTATTCTTTTCGTAGTGGCGTTCAGTAACGCCGTTTACAGTTCCATTGTCCGTACTGTCAATAAAATAAATCTCGCCGTTTTCTTCTCTGTCATAGATGGCAATGTGTGTTATTGCGTCAGTTCCTATTTCGCCCATAAAAATTAAATCGCCTTGTTCTGGCGTTTCTGTAATTTCGGCAGCATGATTGCAGATGTAAGCGGCGGTCATGTCTGGTTCTATCAGCATGTATTTTGTATCAACAATGGCGTATTTATAGCACATAATCACAAGGCCGGAACAATCAATTTGTATTGCAGCTCTAACCGGTGATTGTCCGCCCAGCACATATTCTGTGTCAGAATCCCTGTAAAGTTCTGCAAACTTGAAAGCACGTGTTTTTATTTCTTTTGTGCAGTTAATAATGGTGTATTCTTTGTCTTCCGCGCCATCTGTTGGAAGTTTACAGCTGGCAAGAAGCAAAGCCCCGAAAATAAATAATAAGAGTTTACACATTGTCTAATTCCACCTTTAAATGCAATTCAGAAACGCCGATTCCTGCATAGTTATCATCGTTGATTGTTTCAAGTGGCGTAACATTCAGGTTCCAAAACTTGCAACCTTTAGCAATATTATACATCAAGTCTTCTGGTTTGTCAGAATTTAAAACACCGACTTTAATTTTATCATTGAATTTAAATGCAAAATCTATCATTAGTCTGTCTCCGCTCCAAATAAAAAGAATTGTGCAGCTCTCGGATCAATTAAGGTGTCTCCGTTATTATCTACGAAATAAAGCGTGCAATAAGTTACTGTAGCATAACCGCCGCTTACTGTTAATCTACCGTCTACCGTATTGCGCACCCAGTTAATGGTGGTGTGCTCCGGGTTCTTAAACCCAGCGTCAAACGTGTCGTGTGCGTTTCCCACTACATATAAATCTATATAGTTGGAACCTCCCCAGCTGTGAACTTTCAGCTTGAAAGGTGTTGCAAAATACACCGTATAAATGCCCGCGCCGTCGCGATTTATCGACGCAACATTTTTTCCGTTATACAACGTTAAAGTGCCATTATTATAACCGATATTGCCGGCAGCGCATGGCTTAAATGGTGTGCTATTGGCGTATAAGTAACCGCCTAAAACACAATCTTTTAAGGTGGCTTTTACGGCGTCAAGATTTCCGAAAGAATCCTGTGCCCATCCTACGGAACCTTGCCCCGTAATCTTTCCGGTATCAGGGTTGAAAGTTCCGTTCCAGTTTGCAGATTTAAACAACCCGCCGTTTTGCATAGTTATATTTTGAGTAAACAGCTTATTGATAAACGCAACCTTTGTCGCCAGTTCTTCACAAAATACAGTTACAGCGGAAAGCTTGCGCATTGTCTGTTCAAGCTTTGAATTGTTGGAAACAATTTCATCATCAAGAACCGACATAACGTTATTAAAACTGTCGCTTATTTCGCCATCGTCGATTGATTCGGCCCACTGGTAACCGTTCCAGCTGTAAACACGTCCTTTTAAGAAAGTGTATGTTACGCCGCCATAAGTCACGCTTGCAGTTGCTCCGCCCCATGTGAAATAGTCGCCTTTGTAGCGTGTACCGCCTGCGCTTAAATAGTCGTTTATTTCTGTTAAAAGTCCTTTGTTAGCTCCGGCTCTTACGGTTGAGTAGTTGAAGTAAACCGTAAAATCTTTGTTTTCGCCTGCGTAGTTTAAGTAACCTATAGGCTTGTTTGAATAACCGATAGCATAATTATTGAAACCGATTGCAGTGCCAGTTGTGGCACGGTAGCGGATCACAACCGGGATGTTTCCGCCTTCGTCGATTTTTACGCCTTTGAGCGATTCAAAATAGATTGTTTTTCCTTTGATTGTGGCGGCAATCTGTGAACCGTCGTTTCCGATTGAAACAATTGTAAACGGCAGTTCTTCTTCTCCATAGGTCAGATGGATTGTTGCAGCGACTTTTTCGCCCCACGCCTTGCCGGTGTTGTCACAAGTAAAACAGAAACTTTCAATGTCAAAGCGCACGTTGTAAACAGATTCGCCCGGCTCTCCCTGTGGTCCTTGCGGGCCGGTTGCGCCTGTGTCTCCCTTGTCGCCTTTTTCGCCTTGCTCTCCCTGTTCGCCCTGTGGTCCTTGTGGCCCCGGAATGCGTACTTCATCGGCAATATCTGCCATTTTCTGCATTATTGCTTCTGGAATAACCGCGCCGTCTTCTTTTGGTGTTGTAAGGTTTGTTTGATATTCCGGGATGTCTCCGAACTGAAAGATTGCTGAATTATAATCTTTAAGAAGTAGCTCCCAGCCGTCAGAATTCTGCTTTCGGTTATAAATCATCATTTCATTTGTAACGCGGCTAAACTCTCCGCTTTCGTTGAGATAACCGAAAGAATAAATATTTCCATATTCCGGCATTACATTTATTGCAAGCGGAATAGAAAGTTTTACATTTCGTGTTATGCGCTTTGTAGGGTCTGCCGGTTCTACTTCTATGTATAAATGTTCTTTTGCTGTGTCTGTCTGTGCCTGAATAATCATGCCATAGCGGGCGTTTGTGTCGGTAAAGTCGCACAAGTCAGAAGTGACAATCTGCTTTAAAAAACCGTTTTCGACTGTTACGCCGTGAATAATTCCGTTTGAAAGCCCGATTCTTAACTGCTTCATTTGAAGCATGATTTTTGAGTAAAGCGGGTAATAGTCGCCGTCGCGTCCTACCTGAACGGTAATTTCACGCGGTTGCAGCTGCTGTTTTGCAAGAATTCTGTGTGTGTATTTGTAGGCGTGTTCAAAAGTTGTTATATACTTTGGCGCATTTTCAACAATAATTTTGTGTTCGCCATAAACTGCGCTTGAATCAACCTTGCCGTTTACTGTCTGGTAGAAAGTATCAACGGCCCAGCTTTCGCGGTTTGTAAAAGTTGTTTTTACTGCATACGGTTTGCGTTCAAAAGTTTTTGTAACTGTTACAGATTTAATACACTGCTCATTCAAAAGCGCAACCGGCGTACTTTGTGCCCTCTCAATTGCAAAAGTCCATTTTCCTGTTGCGTCGTCTCTGTACATGGTTGTATTGCATTCAGAAAGAATGCTGTTGAGAATGTCTGCTTTCTTTGAATCGTCTGTTAAAATGCCGTCACAATAAAAGCCGTTCTGTTCACAATAGGTATATACCGCGCCCAGTGCTTCTAAGTCTATTTCATCATCGTTGTAACGTGAATGCGGATGTACATCCGTCGTCATTACTTCAAGAACCCATGAAGCGGGGTTTCTTGTCGGGTATCTGTTTACAGTCCATGCGTCGTTGTTCCAGATTCTAGCTTTTCCGTAAGCGTTAATATTTATCTGGTCCAGATTGTCTTTTGTTGATTCGTTGGAAATAATACGCAATGCAAGGCGGGTCGTTCTTCCTCTCCACGGTTGCTCTAGCGGTGCACATGTAACAATGTTGTTATCGGTAGACTTTGCCGCGTCATACTGCCAGCAATTAAGATAACATAAATAGCAAGTTTCCTGTGAGTTGCTTTCTTCAAGTGCGGTCAGGCGTGTTAATCTGATTTGAATATCTTTGCCGACACACTGCGCAGCTGTAAGGGTAACAGTTTTACTAAAACGAACCTGTTTGCGTGAGTTTATATCACCTGTAACAATGTTTCCGGCGTCGTTCCACGTGCTGCCGTCGTTGCTCCATTCAACTTTTACAGAAACGTTTTTGCTTTTCCATCCGTAGACGTATCGGCGCAAGCCG